AAAAATTCAGGGTTACAACCAGTCATAAACGCCCTCGTGTAAATGTAGTTAAGATCAAAACCAAAAATATTCCAACCAGTAATGATGTCTACATCTTTCTCATGTATATACTTCTGAAATGCCTCAAGCATCTCCCTTTCCGTGTCAAAACTAATAATAGTAGAACCTTCTAGGTTTGTATCAGTTTTTTTGTAGCAAAGGCATGTTTTATCGTAGGGTTCATCGTTACCAAATTTACACAAAGAAATAGCAATTTGGAAACACGCGTCACCTCTTACGTCTGGATCTGGGAATTTACCAGTAGAACTGTTACACTCAATGTCAACTGATGCCACAACAAATGGAGCAATATCATCACGTGCGACGGGCTTTAGGGTTTTCCAGTCATTGCAGAAAAGATCAATATCCACCTTGGCCAAGTGTGTACGAACACAACTATCACCAGAGTTTAGCCACCCAGTTGATTGAATACCCGTTCTATGCATCAAACGAAGTACAGGATCAATATTAGACTCAAAAACTTTGAATCTTTCAGTACCATAGGAGAATTGAATCGGGTTCTTCAACATATAATCAACGCGACGCCGGCTCGCTAGATTTTTGAAATCCAATTTCATGTAGGAAAATTCCTTATTATTTTGAAAACCCCAAACATCCTTAGACCTCATGATGGAATATGAAACCAGACAGTTGGGACTCTTTTTGTCCAGAACTCGGTAGATTTCTTGGACTTTTTGTTGTGTGACATGTTCAGGAAGCTTGACGAAGAAGTATGGTGTAAACGCAGTTGTTACACAAATAGATTTGCCATTCTCAGTCTTACCAAATATACTCACTAAATGCTCCTCATCCGTGTCAACTGTTTCCCATGTGAGTGCTTGAAATTCAACACCCATTCCGATATGTATACATCGAGCTAAAATTTTAATATCGTTTACTAATAAATGTCAGCTGCTTTAATTGACCTCGTGTCGGTGGGTGTCCAGGACGTCTACATCACTGGTCAGCCCGAGGTGTCGTTTTTTAGACAAAATTACAAGAGGTATACCAACTTCGCAATCAAGCCAGAGAGGCTCGACTACATCGGTACCTTCGGTAGCGGTAATGAGGTTACCATTCCCATCAAGACCAAGGGTGATCTCTTGAGTTATGTGTGGATTGAGGCTGAGAACATCGGTGGCGTCGGTAACGCCAATACCGGTTTCTTCGACAAGGATGATTCCACCACCACTGAGTTCCAGCTTTGGGTTGGTGGCCAAAAGGTTTCCCAGATTGATTCCCTCTACATCCAGGGTGTTCATAACCTTCTGTACAAGGATACTCAAGCCAAGGCTTCTTGCGCTCTCACCCTCGACGAGTGCCCCCAGAATGCCCTCGGTTCTTCCACTTCCGCGAACCACTACGTTCTCCCCTTTTTCTTCTCGGATGACTGGACTAAGTCTCTCCCACTAGTCGGATTACAATATCACGATGTGGAGATCAGGGTGAAGTGCAGGAATGGTACGTTTGCCCCCAGCAACGTCAAGGTATTTGGTACGTATGTGTACCTTGATACCCCCGAACGTGATTTCTTCGCCAACAATGAGCACGAAATTCTCTTCACCCAAACTCAACACCAACTCATGAGTGCCGCGGATACCGAGGTTGATCTTACCTACTTCAACCACCCAGTCAAGGCTGTCCACGTTGTTTCTTCGGAGGCTGACACCAACAAGTGGTCTACTAACTGGACTTTCGATACCGCCACTCTCTACATTAACGGTACACCTCTCTTTGAGAATATGTCCGCCGCCTTCCACCACAACGTTGTCCCAGAGATGCACTGCTCCGTCCTCCCCCAAGATGCTCTCAGCACTGTATCCACCTTCACTTGGCCTTTCTGCATCACTATGAACAAGTCCCAGCCAACTGGAACCCTAAATTTCAGCCGAATTGATACTGCCAAGTTATCCCTCGCGGGTACTGGCACCAGGAACGGTAACATGGTTCGCGCGTACGCCGTAAATTACAATATTTTACGTGTAAAGAATGGTATGGGCGGTGTCGCTTTCGGAAACTAAAGTGCCTAAGTTAAAGTTTCAATAGTAAAATTTAAGTAAAATGGTAAAATCTTCCTCACGACCCCGTAAGGCTTCCAAGTTCACGATAGATCTTGGACCTGAAATTGACAAGGTCGTTAAGAAAAAACTCCAGACACGTGATGTAAAAATTAGAAAACAGAAAGTCATCATTTTGGGTCTCAAAAAGGAACGCGATGAACTCAGGACTCGTAACAGTGAGGTAAATGATTTGAAAATGAAGAAACAAAAAACGTACGTCTCCAATCTTCAAGTCATGGTAACTGACCTCACGAACAAGTTGAAAGAGGCGGAAAAGAAGGTCACTGAAGTGGAAAGTATTAAAAGGAAATATGAAGTTACTCGCACCGGTATATCAAATAAGACTGTTGAATATGCCTTTAACAGACTGAGAGAAGGGCATTCTTTGCAAAGGATGAAGCCAAATACACGACTTCTGATTCAACAATCTGGTCGTTGGGAAGAAGCTCGTTTAATTAGCGCTCGTTTCAAGGTTTGTTAGACCCAAGGAGCGAAACGTTTCTTCCGTGGTGGCTTCTTCTTACCCAACTTATAGAGTTTACGAAGTACGTATATATAGAAAACGCCTAGAGGAGCTAGTTTCATTTAATATAACGACGATTTTTTAATAACCTTTCTAAGCGTTCCTTCTCTCTTCTCATAAAAATTGAAAGTTCCACTAGATCTCCTTCTAATTTAACTTTACCCGCCTGTCTCACCCAAACTGTCTGTTCTACACGAACCATATCAACACAAGACATCTTAGTATCTGGTGCATTACTATGATGTATGGCAAGTACAGTAGCATCTTTACGAGTCTCCTTTGGTAATGGATTACTTTCATTGCATATGACTACATGAGCACCAGAGTATCCAGATACATGCATCCACCAGTATTTCGGTGCACTTGATATTGTAAGTCTGTCATTCTCTTTCGCATTTTCACCCACCCGTATGATGGTACCATCGAATGAAGTGTATTCAATCATAACTGATTATAAGTACATATTTTTATATATCATTTTTACAAATATCGAATTTGATATTCGCCAATTTTGATTCTGGTAGTTTATATTGCTCGAATACTAAACTGATACGTTTACCTTTACCATCTTTGCAATGTATAGGTTCTACGTGATGCATCATATCTCCACGAAATGTGAGTTTTCTCCCCAATTTAGGTTTATACATTCCTATCACACTATCATCTACACTGCCATATTCAGCTAGACATAATTTACCACCTTTATAGGATTCTGGTAATTGTATATATATGACAGTGACACATACAGGTAAATAACTTTGTCCAAACAGAGTCTTGGCTTGATCATCTAATGACATATCGTAATGATACGGTATTGATCTTTCAGTTTCTTTTGTCGAATGTTCTATAATCACGGGATTGAATATATAAGCGTTTGTACCAGGTTCTTGAATTTGTTTAAACACTTCATGTATAGGTTTGAAAGTGTCTAAAATTTGTTTTTCGTGTCGTGAAGAAAACGTCACTACAAATCCCTTTGTTTTTCCAAATCCATTTAATGTAGATCTACCAACGAACTTATGTTTTGATATATAGTTTGCCAACTCTTTACACCGCTTAGATGTATAAAAATCATCTTGTGTTTGAATTTTTGGGTATCCCACAGTATGAGTCCGCTTAGTGGAAATATATATAGAAATGTCATATATGTAGTTATTTATGATATAGTACAATATAAACGTAATTAATATGATTGTCAAGATGTACATGTGTTATATGGACATAAATTTATTATTGGTATAAAACATAATGCACGTCGTATTACAACCAAGTCCCACCATCACACATAAATATAGAGTAACCTTACCAAATAAACGTAGTATCGATTTTGGTGAGAAGGGTTTTCAGCATTATCCAGATCATGGTAATCCAAGACTTATGCGTGCACAACTTCTTAGGAAAGGTGCTATCGTTCCTAAGGAGCTGCGAATAGAGACGAATCCGTATGAGATACAGAAAGAAATGTTGAAAATTAGGGAAAGTTCTAAAGAAGATTGGGAAGATTTCTTCCGGGCCGAATATTGGGAAAGGTGGATATTGTGGTCTTACCCGAGTGTCAATAAAG